GATATGGTAGCTGGTCAATACCTCTATGACAAGAAAGCTGCCGGTGCTCTGGAAGGTGTGGAGGGCTTTGATTTTTCTGCCCCGGTCAAGGGCATCACAGAGGGTGATGTCTCCATCACCTATGCAGGGGCCAGCGATGGTGCTAACAGTGCAGAGGCGCGCTTTGACGCATTGCTGGAAACGCTCAGGAACCCACCCGAGAGCGCCCTGGCGGCGTTTAGGAGGCTACGGTGGTGAAATTACCCGCCGGATACAAAAAGGCTGTGCAGAGCCTGTGGGAGGGCAAAGCAACAGTCACTGTGCTGGTGGGAAAACTCAACCCCACCAATGGCCGCACAGAACAGGCAGAGCAAGTTACTGTACAGGATGCCCCCTGCCGTGTCTCCTACACCTCAGTCAAGGCCACCGAGCCGGAGAGTGAAGCCGCAAGGGTGGCCCAGTCTGTAACCCTGTATATTGATCCCTCTGTGGACATCCCGGACGGATCCAAAATTACAGTCACCCAGAATGGCGTAACCCGCGACTATGAGCGGAGCGACAAACCCGCTGTGTTTGATGCTCACCAGGAGGTGCCACTGGAGCTGTTTGAGGGGTGGGCCTAATGGCAAGCTGGGGTAACTGCGACTATGAGCAGCTGCAAAAGCTCCGGGACAATCTGGCCAAGCTCCAGCAGGTGGACCTGGACAAGTTTTGTGTGGATGCTTCCAAGGAACTTGCCGCCCGGCTGCTGGCATTGGTCATCCCCCGCACTCCGGTGGGCCAATACCCAAAGAAAAGTGGTAAAAAGGGTGGCACACTGCGCCGTGGATGGACCGGCAAGCGGAGCTCCAGTAGCGGAACGGCCTACGCAAAATCCCTCAAGGTGCAAAAAGCTGGAACCACATACACCATTGAGGTCATCAACCCGGTGGAATATGCCAGCTATGTGGAGTTCGGCCACCGTACACGAAGCGGCAAAGGCTGGGTGAATGGACAGTATTTCCTCACCTTGTCTGAGCAGGATCTGGAGCGCATCGCTCCGGCGGTCATTGAGAAAAAGCTGGAGGCTATGCTGCGGGAGGTTTTCAATGTCTGAGATCAGTTTCAACAGCATCTATGACGGTGTGAGCCTTGCGCTGCACACCGCTTTCCCGGATGTGCAGGTGCACGGTGGGGAGGTCAAGCAGGGCTTGATACCCGGTGACCTCAATGTCATCATGCCTGGCGCTGGAAACACTAAAGAGGTGGGTCAGCGTTACCGGCGGACCTCTACTGTGGATGTGATCTACTACCCCAAGGAAGGACGCGCGGAGTGCTATGACATAGCTCACCAGCTCACTCTTGTTTTAGGGAGCATCACCACACCACAGGGGGACATCATCCACGCACGGAGCATGGACTGGAGTGTCACAGACGATGTACTACACATGATCGTAGGTTATGACCACTTCGTCTATCTCCAGCAGGAACAGGACATGATGGACACTTTGACTATCAAACAGGAGGGATAAGTCTATGGCAAAAACCAACGCCCAGGAGGCTACGGCAGCTGTTTTCACCAAAGAGCAGCTTGCGGCCTCCAAGAGATATGCCAACCGGCGGGATGTAATCAGCGCCCTGCTGGAGGACGGCAAAAGCTACACCTTGCAAGAGGTGGACACGCTGATTGAAAACTTTATGAAAGGGACGGTGAGATAATATGGCTTTAGGCGGCGGCATCTGGCTGACCCAGAACAAGGTCCTGCCCGGCAGCTATATCAATTTCTCCAGCATCGCTAAGGCCTCCGCTACTCTGTCTGACAGAGGATATGCGGCGGCTCCTTTTATGTTGAGCTGGGGCCCTGAGAATGAGGTGTTTGCTGTCACCTCCGGGGAGTTTCAGAAGAACAGCAAGGCCATTTTCGGCTATTCCTATGACCACCCCAAAATGCTGGCTCTGCGGGAGATTTTCCTGCACGCTACCACGGTCTACTGCTACCGCCTGGGCTCCGGGGCCACTGCGGCCACCAACGCCCTGGCAAATGCCAAGTACCCCGGTGTGCGTGGCAATGACCTCACCATTACCATTGCTGTCAATGTGGATGATGAGAGCCTGTGGGATGTCAGCACCTATCTGGACGGCATCTGTGTGGACACCCAGACGGTGGCTCAGGCCACGGACCTGACTGCCAATGACTATGTGACCTGGAAAAAGGGCCTTGAGCTGGCAGCCACGGCGGGCACCCCGCTGACCGGCGGCACCGATGTCACCGGCATCACCGGTGATAGTCACCAGAGCTTTTTGGACAAGATTGAGGCGTATTCTTTCAACACACTCTGCTGCCCGGCCTCTGATGCCACCATCATCAAGCTCTACGCCTCCTATACGGAGCGTATGCGTGATGAGGTGGGCGCTAAATTCCAGCTTGTGGCCTGGCAGCCCTCCACCGTTGACTATGAGGGCGTGATCGGCGTGTGGAATGAGGTTACCCACTCCACCATCTCCGATGTGGACAAAAATGCCCTTGTTTACTGGGTCACCGGTGCCCAGGCTGGTGTGGCCGTCAACAAATCTCTTACCAACTACAAGTATGATGGTGAGCTGACCGTTGACACCGACTACACCCAGGCGGAGCTTGAGGCGGCCCTCAAGGCTGGCAAGTTCATCATGCACAATGTCAATGGGGTTACCCGTGTCCTGGAAGACATCAACACCCTGCTCACCCTGACTGATACCAAGGGTGAGGTATTCCAGAGCAACCAGACCATGCGTGTGTGCGACCAAATCGCCAATGACACAGCGGTCCTGTTCAATACCCGCTATGTGGGCACCGTGCCCAATGATGCCTCTGGCCGCTCCGCTCTGTGGGGTGACATCTGCAAGCTCATCCGGGACCTGGAGAGCATCCGGGCCGTGGAGGACTTCGATGAGGAGACGGTCACCTGTGAGCAGGGTGACAAGAAAAAGGCGGTGCTGCTGACCATCAACGGCCTCAACATTGTCAACGCTATGGCCCAGCTCTATATGAGCGTGGTCATCCAGTAAGGGAGGAATAACGCTTGAGTAATTCTATCATGAATACGCAGGATGCCGTAAGTGCTAATTATGCAGAGTGCTTTGTCACCCGCAATGGCACCCGCTACTCCATATTGATGGCCAAAGAGTTTGAGGGCAAGGCCACCGTTAACACCAAGGAGGTATACCGCCTTGGCGCGGTGGTGGTAGGCCATAAGGCGCAGACCGTTGTGCTGGCTTTCTCTATGACCATTTACAAGTGCACAGAGCTTTTTGATGAAATCATTGAGGAGTTTGTGAAGACTGGCGTAATGCCCACCTTTACCATCCAGATATCCAACGATGACCCAGCTACCTCCATCGGGCGGAGCACAAAGATTTACAATGACTGCGTGCTGGATGGAGATGTGCTGCTGTCTATGTTCAATGCTGAGGGCGATTTTGTAGAGCAGTCCATTGAGGGCTTCTGCGACAGCTTCACCCGCCCGGAAACCTACACGAATCCCTCTTACATGTAAGAGAAATTGCTTAACCTAAAGGAGGACACTATCAATGAGTAACTTATCCGCATTTATGCGCCCCAATGTCCAGCAGATCGAGAACCACCGCTATGCCGCCTCTCCCCGTTTTGTAGGGGAGGACGGCAAGCCTCTGGAGTGGGAGATCTGCTGCATTTCCGCAGACGAATACGCCCGCATCCGAAACAGCTGCATTAAACAGGTCGCTGTTCCGGGTAAGAAAAATCAGTTTGCCCAGCAGCTTGATACCTACGCATTCCAAGCTAAGGTGTGCGCCCGCTGTACTGTGTTCCCGGATCTCAACAGCGCCGAGCTGCAAGATAGTTGGGGCACTGCAACGCCCCATGAGCTGCTGGGTAAAATGCTCATCGGTGGTGAGTTTGATGACTATGTGCTGGAGGTTTTCCAGATCAATGGCTTCAAAACCGAGAATGAGCTGGTGGATGAGGCAAAAAACTAATCAAAGGCGGTGATCCAGAATCCACATATGCTCATTTTTGTCTGCATAAGTTCGGATGGGAACCGTCTAAGTTTCTAAATCTGCCAGCTGTAGAGCGTGCTTTTGTGATCGCGTCCATTGATGTTCGCTGTGAAGCGGAGAAGAAAAAAGAAGCAGAGCTCAAAAGCAAGGCGAAAAGAAAGAAATGATAATCAATTATGGTTCTGTAACTTGACACTTTACAGCTGTACCGCCTATAATAGTGTTACCAAAATTAAGGAGGACAGCAAAATGAAAGTGGAGCATAAAAAACGCAGAGGGTGCTTGATTCCATGCGCCGTAGTACTTCTTATTATCATCCTGGCAGCAGTTGGAAGTGTTATAACAGCGAACAGGAGCAGCGCCACCTCATCTGAGGACACTGTGGCGGCTACCGCGGGTATCTCACCGGCGGCCACGTCAGAGCCGGAAGCAATTACGCATGGGGTGGGTGACGCAGGAAACTTGGGAGACTGGGGCATCACACTGGATGCATTTGAATTTACTGACCGGGTAGACGGAGACTATGCCTATTGTTCTCCAGATGAGGGGTGCCAGTATGGGCTTGTGTCTATGTCTGTTACAAACAGTGGCACCAGCGCTGACATTTTCCTCCCATCCGTGTATACATCAGCAAATGTTCGGGCCAAGATCATCTATGGTGAATATGAGTATTCTGCCACAAATCTACTTGTCGTATCATCGGATCTCCATGATGAAACCATAAACCCACTTGTGACAATTTCCGGGGTGATCGCATTTAATATCCCGGACAGCGTGGCTGACTCCACAGACCCTTTAGTTCTGATGCTGGAGGAAGGAACCAACACACTGGAATTTACATTGCGATAAAACAGCATATAGAAATAGCCACGCTCTTTCTTTTGGAGCGTGGCTATTTCTATGCCCAGGAGGAGGAAAGAAGTGGCATCTATCAAATCTCAAATGGTACTGAATGATGGTATGAGTTCGGTGCTGAAAAAGATCACCAACGCTTTAGACACCACGCTCAAATCCTTTGAACAGGTCCAACGGGCTTCTGGAAAGGCTGTGGATGTAAGTGCTATTCAAAAGGCCCGTTCTGAGCTTGCGAGTGCAAACGCTGAAATTGATGACATGGCCGCAGGCTATCGAAAAGCTAAAGAGCAGGAGGACCAGCTCAATGACAGCATCAACAGTGGCACGAATGCTGCGGATAAG